TATAAGGTTAGAATAAACAATCCTGTATTTGGCATCCGCCTGCTCAATAACTCCTTCTAATGATACTTCGTAGTATGATGTCATGTTTTTACATTGTTAGCCACAACCTCCAGTAACTTGCCCCTGAAAGCGGTGTGCCTGTGTTATAAAATGCGAGCTTTGTTCCATCAGCAAGGTAGCCGAGCGATATAAACGCCCACCGTGCCGCGCTGAAACCGCCACTGCCGGAGATGCTTGGTATTCCCGCGATTTTTTCTATCCTTCGGCTTTGGCAGTCAAATCTTATAAATGGCCTTTGATAGGTGGATGCAACGGTTGAGTTTCCAACACAGAAATACATATATCTCCCGTCCTGTGTATGAGGGTTGTAGGCTACATGAAGGCAGTCAGTTGCTACAATAGTGTCCGATGTCGCGCCTCCTGCCCAATCAACTATTGTTAAAGCGTTTGTCCAGCTTCCTGTTGCCGCTCCCGCAATGTCGAATAAATCATAGGTAGTAGTCGCGCCCCTGAATAAAAAGATATTACTTGATTTAACAGCGTTGATTTCATCAGCTACCATTCCGAATGCGAACCAGCCAAATGCGCCTGTGGTCTGCGTTGTCGTCCCCTTTACCGCCCATGTGGTTGTGTCCCACTGGTTAGAGGTATTTACTGCGGTGTAGTTATTGGCGATGGTGTAATTATACATCGTTGTTGTGCCTCCGAAGAATCCGAGAATATTATCCGTCCAGTTTTCAATTACATACTTTGCTGTTGCTGATGGTGTAACCGTCCAATTTGTCGTTCCTGATGAAATGGTGTAAACCGGGGATGCCCCTGCGGTGTGGCTGATTATCCTGCGCCTCTGTCCTACTGCTGTTGGCGTTCCGGTGTCCTCAACAATTCTTATTTGATAATTGCGGTACTGATTTACTAACACTGCCGCATCTCCGCCTGCCGCTTGTCCAGTTATCGTTGTCGCTGCGATTGCCGTTGCTGTCAGGCATTGCAAGGTAGTTCCGTTTATATCGCTGCCGTAAGTTGATGTTCCTAAATATCCCTCTCCTGATTTTCTATCGTGTGGCACATATCCTTCGTCCGTTGCTACTAAGAAATTGCCAGTTGTCGGAACGGTTGCTATTAAGTTTGTAGTGCCTAATGATGATAGTGATGCAGTTAAACAATCATATCTTCTCCACTGATTTGCCGCGATTGCACCTGTGCCTAAATATAAATAACTCCCTGAAAGAAATTCGTATCGGTCATTGGCGTTTGGTGCGGTTGGTAGGGCGGACTCTAAAATGATTGTCGGTGTAGTGCTTGAGGTGTTGGCTACACATCTGCGCTCGGATATAACCCCTGTCACGATATTAATTATTCTAATAATAAATCCTTTGCCATCACCCCTGTCAGCTAATTGATTTTCGCCTACTGTTGCCGGTAGTGCGGTGCTTAATACTACCTTAGTGGTTGTTCCGCCTGCTGCTAATACTCCTGATGGAGATAACGCGGGGCTGAATACTGCTGTGTTGCCAGCCCCGAATCCGCCCCCTGCTCCGAAAGTAGTGTTAATCTGCCCCCACGAATCGTGCATAATATTATACCCGTATTGTGCGGATGCCGTTCCATTAAGATATACTATCGGGTGGTTGTAGCCGTTATTGCGTAAATCCTCTGCTGACCAGTACCCGCTTCCTACTGCTGTTATTGCCGCCATTACCGGCTGTGATAATAGTTCCCATTCGTGGGTGTCGAGGACTTCTATATGTTCATTTATTGATGCTGGCATTTATCGTGTAATTAATTGGCTGTTTCTTGTGTTAATCATTATCTTGTTCTGAAAATAAATTGAAAAGGTCTGGTCAACTAATCCTGAACCTGCTGTGGTGAAGGCTACTGAGCCGCTTATTGGCAGCGTGCCGGCTGATGCGCCCGGTGTAATTTTTACCATCCCTATCTCATTTGTATAAGACGGGGTGTTGGCAACCTGAATTAGTTTTTTTAGCCCTATGATAATGCTATCAAGATGCTCTATTGTTTCCTGTTCTCGTGTGAATCCTTGTGACATGTTTTTAAGTTATTAGTACTCCAAATAAATTAAATGATAATCGGGTATTGCCAGCATAAACTCTTATTACGTCCGTTGCATCAAGCGTTATTCCTACGGTGGCTATAAAGGTATCATTGGCAGGAATAGGCACATCGTAGTATAGGTATTGTTCGTTGGCATCTGCCGCCCCGTTTGGGGCTACTGATACCCGGAAGGTGGTAGCAGAAGCATCCCTGTTGCACACCACTACACTGCTTATAACGCACTCTGTCGCTGCCGCAATGGTAAGTATATCCGTTAAGGTTGTTGCTGCTGGTGCGCTTTGTGCTAATACTCTTCTAAATTCTGCCATCTTACATTCCTCCTAACATCATGTGTTTCCAATATTCCTCGTCTATGCTGGTTAGTTGTGATATTAACATTGCGTCTATCGCGGCTTTTAGTGCTGCGGCCGAGGCAGTTGCCGGAGCTATTATGCGGTTAAAGTCCAGATAGTAAACCCGCTCTCCCTCGTTTATCTCGTACCAGTGCCACTTGAATAATACTATATTCGGGTCGTTAGGGTCAATGTATGTCTCCACATACGCCTTTTTAACGTAAACAAACTGGCCTTCTACCGTTAGCTGAAGGTAAATGGGGCTGTAGTCTACTATGCTTGTTACGTTGCTTGTTGGCATCTACTCTTCCGACCAGGAGCCGGCTTTTGCAGGTTTTATATTTTTGGTTTTTTCAAGAAAGTCATTTACAAGAACAAAGTAGTCGTAGAGGGTATGGTATTTCGTGTCCGTGTTGTATCGTGCGCCTATTTCGTGCCGTTGAGTGAAGAAACTTCTTCGCGTGTTGCCGATTGCTTGCCAGAAGTGGCTTTCGATTGGTATTTTAGTATCTTCTCCAGTGTCGTTTGACAGGTTTGATAAATCTCTTTTGATAATTTTGGCAAGGGTATCAAACTGTCGAGCTGCTGATACAAAAAAAAATCATCAACATCCCCGTTTTTCTTCCATGTCGCTATCTTTTTCTGCGAGTATGTCTCGTTGTAGGTGTAGGGGCTTTCGTTCTCATCAAAGTAGGCTACTGCTGCCATTTTATAGATAAGATTCTTTGGCGGGATAACAAAGTTTACCCGCTCCTCTAAGAAGTTAAGCACCCGGCTTACTTCAAGTATCTGTATCGGGTTAGAATTACACAGCTTTTTAAACTCTTTGACAAACTCTTTTAAGGTAGTAACCTCTATCCTCATACTTATCTCTTCATACACCTGATACGCATCTAATCCACGTTCAGTAAACGTATCAAACATGTCATGCAGCTTGTAGTATGGCTTTCCCCCTGAATAAAACGCTACATCAACAATGTGCCCGGTCTGTAATTCCCACTTCTTGCGCTTGGTGAAGATTAGTTTAAGGAGATGCTGTATGTATTTCCATTTTGTCATCAGTACTGTTTTATTGTTTCAATTAGCTTTTCATCTGTTGACTGTATTATCTTTGAGTTCTTTCGCCCTAACCAGAAAAGGTTGTTTTGATAGTAGTGGTATAGCTTGTACAGCCCCTTTCGATATATTTTTCCTTTCATTGCGCAGTTGCAGTACCCGTGCCATGCCCAGCCTAAGTTGATGATTTGCTCGTGCATTCACGTTTTTAGATTGTTTCTGTTGGATTGGGGTCGGGTTTTGGCGGTTCGTTGGGTAAGAAGTTTGTAAGTTTAATTCCATCCACATTAACCCCAATTGATTTTAAATAATTAACACAGGCGATTGCCTTTGATTTTGTGTCCTGAAATTCTTTTGTTTCTTCTGTCATTTAATATTTGTTCTATAATATTCAATACAACTATTTATTAATGTATTTAATGCGCTTAACCCAAATACATAAATGATATACACTAAGGCGTTATGAAGATTAAGTTCGTAGTTGTACCAATAGATGTAAGTTGAGTGGACGCTCGCCATGCATGTGGGACAATCGTATAGCGGTTTTTTAATATACTCCGGTAAATTGTGGCACAAATTGTCTACCCATGCGTTGACTTCGCCCTCCTGTGTGCTGAGGTGAAAGCCGATAATGAATAGAGAATTAAAGATGAGTAACAGAATTAATTCGCTCATGCTTTTGATTTATAAATCCGCTTGCGCTTTTTCTTTTTGGCTTTTGCCTCTGTTTTCATTGGTTCGTAGTTGTAAAGCCATGAATGAAATTTGTCGGGCTTTGTACTGGTGATGACATGATTCATGCTATCTCAGTTGTGTAGTTAAGGTTAAGTGTCAGGCAGTCGTAAATTGCGTAGCCAATGGTGAATGTTACAGTCTGGTTATTAACATTGTTTATAAATACGGTGATTGCCCCGAAGTCAGGGGTGAAGAATCCTTCTGGAAAGTTGGCTACTCTTATGGTGAAGGAGCCATCTGCTTCGGTAGTTACTGTTTGTGAGTACTTGTTCCCGTGAAGGTCGGTGAATATTAGCGTATAGTCGGTGGCCGCTTGTAGGTCTAAATCTATTACATAATTTCCGTAACAAGAAATGAGGTCGTAAGGATAACAACTTGCACAGCCAGTGGTTTCGGCTACGACCTCGTACCATGCTGCGCTGGCAAGGTAAATGGTGTCTGCCCCGTCTCGGTAGTAAACATCAACCTGCTTACCTAAGAAAAGCGCAATGTCAATGTCACGGGTTATTTGAAGTATTGGGTTTTGATTCGATGCGATGAATCCGCTGCCCCCGGTGTTTATGCAGGTTAGCAGTTCGTTGAGGAATGTATTTAAGCTCATCCCTGTCCAGTCCTGTGAATTGGTGCATAACGTGTAGACTACCCCGTAAATATCAGTAGTCTCAATGTAAAGTGTCTGTACTCCTGTCGGTAAGGTTACGCCCGTAAAGTCTAATTCCGCAATGATTTGCGCCATAGGTGAAATTGGTAAGGTTTACGCTATTTCCCGGTGGCGGGACAGAAAAGTGTATTTCCGAAAAAAACGGACGTTGCGAATATATAAACTATTTCAATACTTTAAAAAGGTTTTGTGAAAAGTATTTAACAAATATCTTACACAATCAAGTAGGTGTGTTTGGTGCTTGTCTTTTGTCTTGTCAATGTCGCCTTCGGAATCTACCTCGCAGTATATCATGTCTTCGATTAAGTATTCACAAGAGGGGTCAATATTTATTTCTCCGTTCTGCAAGATGGAGTTCATAAGTACTCTTGTATCTTGCGCTGCCGGATTAACTGCGGGTTGTTTCATCTGCGTGTCTACCAAATTTAATTCTTTTTTTATTACCGAGTAGTAGTTAATGTTTCCTCTCGTTAGTGCGCTGCGGTTGTGCCCGGTTGCGTCACCTGTGATTATAAACACTGAATCAGGATAGGCTACTTTTATTCTTTGACATAGCTCATAAATATCAGATTGTTCAAGCCTAAATTCTTTGATGATGTTTACTTTTCCTGTTTCTGTTGACTGCGCGGCAATGCAGGTTATCGGGTCAACGTTAAAATCGAACGCTAACTGTAAATACTCCTGTGGATTGTACTCGCACTCTTTGATGTGCTTTTCTTTTGAGAATGCATAGGCAAAAGGATTAAGTGAAAGGTCAACGTCATCCGCCATGAACTCGCACCTAAATGTCATGCTGTCTAATTGATGCTTGACTGTTTCTATTTCCGCATGGTCTATAAATGGATTGTCGTAGGTGGTGAATTTAAACGCTGCCCAATCATCATACTTTGTGCAGGTTCGGAATAGCTCTTTAAAGTAGGTCTTGCCGAATTTAGGTGTAGATAAAAACCATGCCGTCCCTTTGTAGTCGGTTAGTGTTGCTCTGATGGTCTGCTCCCACGCCTCTTTAAACTTGTTTGCCTTCTCGCACTCGTCAACTATTACAAGGTGGTACTTTCTCCCCCTGCCTGAATCGGGGTTGTCCATTGACCAGATGTCAAGCGTTCCGTTGGTTATCGTTGTTATCTGTTTTACCTGTTCGTCCTTTGACCTGATGACTTCAAAAAGGGTGTTCTTGAGCATGTTCCATGTCTCGTAAACATCTTTGTAGGTCGGGGCGTAGTAGGCTACATATTTGCCGTCTAAAAGCGCATTTACTGCAAGGTCTGTGGCGATTTCAGTCTTCCCCCACCGTCTTCCGCATTTAAGAACGTTAAACCGCTTCTGCCCCTGTATTACTTTCTCCTGATTCGGATGGAGGGTTTTCAGGTTTATCGTTAGCTCCACGTATTATGCGAATAATGGTGTCGTTCTCGGTTTCGTTGATGATGTGTTCGGATGGTTTGCCGTATTTATAACCAAAGTAAAGCTGAGCGTGTTGAATGTTTCCTTTAAGGGCTTCTTTTTTAACTGCTTTCCATATTTCCTGTTCTTCCTCTTTAGTAATACACTGCTCTAACGTTTTAGCAAGGCCAAGTATTTCAGCCTTTGTTCGCCTACCTGCTCCGGGTCTTGCTCCGCCTGTTCCTGCCATTGATTTTTATTGAAGATTCAATATCAATTAGTTACAAATCAACTATTCGCATTTCATTACTTTACTTTCGATTGTCCAGTGAAGTCCCCCGTCAACTGAGGTTTTTTTGTAGTAAACCTGGCCTTGTTCGATTTCGTTGTATTCTCCGTTGCAGTACTTTGTCTGGCTTTCGATGTAGGTTTGGGTGGGCTGTCCTGATGCTGCCGGGTCAATGGTTGTGGTCAGGGTGCAGGTTTTGCAGATTGGCTCGTTTTCTTCTTTTGAGCAGCCCATTAAAAA